TTAAAATATCGTCAACTCTTCAGAAATATCGACCTGTTCAACCTGAGCCACTTCCATTGATCCATCATTGTAATTGTCATGAACAACCTTTGAACGGCACAAGGCGTAATCTTTCACACCGTTGTAACTGATAACCACCATGCAATGATCGATAACAACGATATCGAAGCCAAGTTTTTCAAGAGTGAGCGAGTTGAAGTAATGCTCTTGGCCATCAACCCCAACAGCCTCAAGGGTAACTAAATGCTCATCGAAAACCTTACCGTGTTTAGTAACTAGTGAAGAAACGTAAAGCTCACTGACTGGTATAGGGAAATCGAAGTTTAGAGAATGACCAGAACGAGGCGGAACACCCATCTGATACAGAACATTATGAGAAGATACTTGAACAAGACTGTTAGAGCCTTTTTGATTAGGACTGACAACTTGGTTGGTATCCATGCCAACTTCTTGATGAGATAGACCATCGGCCTTAGTAGCGGTTTCAGTTTCTGTTGTATTTTGTACTTGATTGATATCAGATTTAGGATCATTTCCAACAACCTCAGTTAATCCGTTTAAGAAGGTAGATAGGCCAACAGCCAAAGCGATTCCGGCCATAATCAATTTAGGCTCCTTCCAAAGCGGTCTAGATACACCCGATTTAGTCGCTAAGCCCGTTGCCGTTGATTGGTAGAGTAGGTGAACCTCTACAGGTATTTTTTCCACAGCCACCGCGTCATCTTTTGTTGGTTTAACCGTTGTCGAACGTGGGTCATGATTAAACAAGCGCGTCTTACGTTTAGACCATGGAAGAATCCCATCACGAGACTTATGAGCAATAGCAGCCTCAGAAACAGATTTAACTTCGTCACCCAGTGATTTGATGTTTGGCGTACAAAGAACAATATCCCAGTTGTATTTACGGTGACGCTGAAAGGACTCCCTAAAATCGGCAGGCATAACAACATTACCGCTCTCATCAACAATACGCTCCCCAATGTCATCAACGTAAACGTCATCAGGTTTAAACTTGTCACGAACACGCTGATAGTAATCAACGTAATCCTCTGGCAAGTCACTAGAAAAATGCTCAACGCCAAGGTACAAGTTTTTATCAGCGTTAAACCCCTGAGTCTTGTTGAAAATATCTTGAACCTCATCAATGAGGATAAACGCACCAAGAGGGCACCAGTTGAACCAGTGCTGCCACAACTTTTTCCCCTTGGTAGTTTGAGAGCTAACACGGAAGATACGGGCACTTAATGGGAAGCGTTCGCCTAATGAGCTTTCGATTTCCTCTAAACTTCTCATCCCCTCCACATTAGTAACAACCGTTCGCCCCTCGCGAAGAGCTGGCAACAGTTCAAACCAAATGGCATAACTTGATTTGTAAGAGCCTGCCGGACCATGTCTAATAATCGAAGCCATATCACCACCCCATAAAATTAAGAACGAAGCGAACCGCGTAAGCTTCACAAATGATCGTTATTCCCTTTAGATAACCCATTGCTTGAAAGGTGCTGCGAGTTTCTGCAGGAAGCTTGGAAACCGCATCAGTAATCAGGGAATCTAAACCAATATTAACGATGAGCGATTGAGCCACACCATAAGCAAATTCTAAGGTTTGCATCATTAGGTAAAACTTGATGTAAACGGAAAACTCGATCACATAAGCGAAGGCCTGTTCAATGAAAGTAGGTGTATGTTCAACGACTTCATAAATGTCATTATAAAGACCAACAAACCAGTCAAACGAATCTTGATTAGGATTAGGAACGGTTTCAGCAAACGCGGTACCCGAAAAAAGAACAAGACAAAATAAAATCCATTTCATAGTTATCTCCTTGCCACCACACCAAACGCGATGATGCTGCAAATTAAAAGAATGATTGTTGAAAACTCAGAAGAAGATTGAGCTAAAAAGTTCTGTTCAGCCTTAATAGATTGACCATAGTGATTAAGCTCAAAAACAACGCCTTGCACCTCACCACCTAAACCGTAATTAGGCGTAGATACTAGCGACTTAAAGCTGTTTATCTTTTGGTTAATCAACCCTTTTACGTCGTCCGTTTTCTGATTAATCTCAGCAATGTCCTGAGCACTTAGAATGTCTTCAAATGGGTTTGTGAACTCCGGCTCACCAAAATTCAAACCACCATCACCATCACCATCTCCAGAACCATCATCACCACCAGAACCACCACCGCCAGAACCGATACCACTTTGAAGTTCACCAAGTATAAATCTCTGATAATTAATATTCTCTTTACTGTTTTGATTGTTAGCTTGAATCAAGTTATCAATACCAACGTCAATGTTTTCTAAGTATTGGTTAGAGACATCAATCTTTTGGACGATAGCCGAATCACCGTCACCCAAATCTGGATTGACTGGATCAGGTGTTGGATCTGGATTTGGTTTAGGTGTTGGCGTTGGTTCAGGAGTTGAATCAGGTGTGCCCGGTAAATTATCAGGAGGGAGCGGGGCCGTTGGGTCGGTTGGTGGTTGAGGGTTTGGGTTTGTTGGATATTCATAACCAGGGGGATGTGGTTGACCATCTCCCTCGATGCATGACGCGCCAGTGTATAGAGCATCATAGTCACATGATTCATCGGCACTTCCTGCACCTGTGCAAAGTTGAACAACATCAATAGTAGCCTCAATGACACAGCCACTAAAACACACGGTGTAACCTTGAAATCCAGATTTTCCATAAAGTTTCTTAGCAAATGTACCAGACTCTGGACAAGATTTTATAGGCAGACAGGTGTTGGTTTCTTCGTCTAAATATTCACCATCACCACAAATTACAGGAGGAGGCTCAACAATAGGGTTAGAAGAATCACAAGATAAATCGTCTTTCATACCATCACACAAAGGTGCAGTACTAGAACGTGAAACGAAATAACTTGTATAAGACGATGTTCTTTTGTAGTTATCTTGAAAACAATAACCACTACCCCTAATCGTATATCGACCGTTAGAGCCAGTTATATCCAAGTTATCGAGAACCTTAGGAGTTGTACAATAATGAAGTTTAAATTTCACGTTGTAAATATGAAGGTCAACACAAGAACTAAGAGTTACATAACCATTTTTACCAGTGCAATTACCAGTATAGCTAGAGTTTGCATGACCTTGGTCAACAGGTACTGCATAAGAATTATAAGAAATAATAAAAAGGAAAATTAAAATCCATTTCATACAATAACCTTAAATGACTTCAAGTCTAAAAAATAAAAGATAAAAAAAGGGGCTATGAAATTAGCCCCTTAAATAATTAGCGTTTTATTAACTCGTTTGAACCCCAGAAACAAAACCTTGAGTAAAACAGAGCGCAATAGAAACAGCTAATATTAACTCTTGCATAATTAACGCTTAATAAGCATTGTTGCAACAAGACCCACGCCGAAACAAATAGCCGCAAGAGAAAGAATACCGCCAGTAGTCAAAGTGGTTAAAGCAGTACCCTGTGCTATTGCTTGAGTAACCGCGGTTGTATTAGCATCTGTATCAGCAAGTGCAGAGCCAGAAGCAAGCGCAGTCGCAGAAGCAACGAAAACACCCGATTTAGTTTTAACAGTTTCGATAATACGAGACATAACAATTTCCTTATTAAAGTTTTCCAAGCCACCGAGACGCACGCCCCGTAAAATGACCTGTTATAAATGACACAAAAAGTGCCGTGATGATGATAGAAAAAAGTTCAGTATCAAAAGATTGTTCCTGAACCGCGACCAAATCATGAGGCTCTAAAAAAACGACCCCCTGACATAAGTCTGGTGATGTACTGTCAATGACCCCGTTGTAAACGCACTTCATTGCTTAGAACACCAATACATAAATAAACCTATTTAGCTTTCAGAGAGTTATCGAAATGCTTTTTGATTTCCTCATCGACAGGAATAAGCTTATTAACCAAGATATCAAGCGGGTCATTTGGGTTAGAGCCAAGACTTAACTCATAGTCACGGTTAGGAACAAAGGCACGTGATTGGATAAGTTGACGGGCATAGTCCACATCAATTTTCAGCGCTTGCTTGTTGTAGGGGATATCAGTTGAAAAACCGATGCCCGTTTGTTGGAACTTCTCGTTGTCGACTTCTTCAACGGCACGAAGCACAGACAGTTCTGCGAACTCCATATTAGACTTAGGGAAACGCTTGATTGAGATACCAGTTATTGTAGGCATATTCTTGACTCCAAAATTTCGATTTTCTGTTTCGTGTATTCGTCAGGAATCCCCAACGAGGTATTAAAATTAGCGCGCCTATGGTGCGAAGGAATGAGCATCCCAAACGCTTCACCTAAATCACCCTCAGTCATAGACACGACCTCAGCAAGAGCCTTACCACATTGACGACGAACCCAAGCGATACGCGCCATGAATTCGAGTCCGGCTTTCTTTTTGTTCAGTTCAATTCTCATTGGTTCAGCAGGGTCGATACTGGCGGCGAAATCACACAGGCCAGCAAAGGCCGAAGCAGGCGAGGCGAGTAGTGCCAAATCACACTTCTTCAATTCGACTTCATTGCGATACCAAATCACTTCAGGGTCAGCGATGTTTTGCTCAAACTTCTTGTTGTAGATACGCCAGTAAACTGAAGACGTACGAGAGCCAACCAAAACCGCTTCTTCTGATAATTCACCAGACTGTGAAACGCGCTTATGAGGAACCATTGTCGGGCCACGGCCACGAGAAGCAGTGCGAAATGCTCCCTCATAAAAACATTTCTCAGCATACTGACAGTCAAAAATTCCGGTGTAGTCATCAACGCACAAGTCAAGGCGGGCTAGGCGAGTGATACCCAACAGAGACAGCCACCAATGCACCTTCTTGTGTGTCGTGAACTCAAACAACTTAGCGCACCCCGTACCATTGATTTGCACATAAACGGTGTCATTGTTGCCACCAACACCGACCAAACCACATTCAACCGTTCCAGTAGAGTCATAAATCACCATCGAGTCTTCATAGCCATGCAAGCCACGACCACGCATAGGAGACAAACGGAAGTTAAAGACTTTCGCCATGAACTCGTTGAACCTATCAGCCAAAACCTTACGACACTTGTTACGGTGTAACTCCATGGATTTTTCGATAGCTTCTGGTGAATCAAGACGGCCTTTAACAGTCTGCTTTTTGAACTCAGGAAACTGCATATTGATAAAGTCTTGTTCGTTGGAGCTATCCAAATGCCTAAGAGAGCCATAAGAAAACGAAAAGGCTAGGTGATCGACTTGAACCGGACGAATCTCATCATGAAACTTATGTGGTTTTTTAGATGGCACTGAACACACCCTTAACCAAAAGCTCTTGGTAGTTTTCATCCGTGATTTCAACAACCTGAAAAGACACCATTCCATAGTGCGATTCCATGAACTGGAAGAAATCGCGCGGAGTCTTAAAGAAGTTATGACCCCAAGGAAAATAGGCGTTGATGCCGTGATTAGGTTCGTTGTCGAAGTAGATAGAATCCATGATTAACTTCTTATGCCTCAACAATCGGCGCTTTGACATTAAGAAAGGCACACAGCGCATTTAGCTCATCACATTCAAACTGAAACTCGTAGTCACCAACAGAAAGAAACCAACCCAAACGCTGTTTGTAAGTCGCTGTCGTGATGCAGAAGCCGACTTGATTGAATGGAACAGAATCTTCTTCAAAAATGTCTTCGGACGTTGTAACCAAATACAAGTTAAACGCAGGGAAATGAGATACGCAGAAATGACGGAGCTGTAACGTTTTCAGGTTAACATTTTGAAGTTGAGTATTTAGTAACGACATAACAACCACCTTGACTGATTATTGAGAGTTAGAGTGACCGTCTAAGCCGAGCGATAAGCGTCAAGGGCAAAAAGCCCAGACCTAGACAGTCGATTCTGTTAACCAAATTTGGTTAACGAGGAAAATCATATACACCAGATTTGGTTAGTGCAATACACCAAAATTGGTTAGCAATGAGCTATGATTAGCAAAACGGAGGATTTGTTATGTATCAAAATGAACTGATTGAAGCGTACAAAAAGGCGCAAAACTACGTACAAGACAAGCAAATTGCTATGGATATGAACATTCCACAGCAGAGAATCAGTGATTTTAGGAAAGGTCGACGTTACCTAACTGATATACAGGCAGTTTTTTTAGCTGAGAATGCAAAGTTAGACCCACAAGTAGCATTGCTTGGTTGCCACGCTGACCGCAGCGACAATCCACAGATAAAGCAGCTATGGGAACACATGGCAAAAAAGTTTAACAGGCATGGATTATCAAGCATTTCAATGGCTTGCGGAGGTTTGGTGTTATGGATGATGCCTACTCAAGACGCACTAGCCAACTGCGTATTATGGCTTCTTATGTAAAACAGCATGCTTAAGTGTTTAAATAAACAGTAGTTGCCAGATTTGTAAGTGGTAGGTCTTTCACAAATATAAATATTGTTATATATGAAGCTCTTATGTTGATTGTGACCGAACTACTAGAAAAATATGATTTTCGTCCATTTATAAAAAATGAGACCTAGATCACATGAAAAATAAGATAAAAGAAGAGCTATTCAATAACGGCCTGTACATCAATCAAGTTAATGATCTGCTGCTATGGCATTTTGACGGGCGAGACGAAGCGGCGGCCTTTTTTGGCGTAACGCCTCAAACCGTCAAGAACTGGCAAACTAGAGGGAACTGGCCTTTGTCAGTGATTCGATTGCTTCTAGTTATGCATCGTGGCTACCTACCGACGTCGAGGTCATGGAGAGGCTTTAAGATTCGTGGGGATGTTCTCTACACACCAGGGGGGCGTGAGCTGTCAGCTTATGACCTTATGGAGTTAGATATTAAAATGAGCCTTGAAACCGCCTCTAATGTGGTTCAGTTCAGACGAAAAAAAAAGAGACGTTTTAAGCTTAAGCAGCAAGAAATTAAGCGAACTCTAAAAAATAAAGCTCGTAGAAACGAGCTTTATAGTTGATCGAGTAGGTTGTTTAAGTTCGGGATCTTTTTCGTTTTGTGTTCGGGTAATTTATTCGGGTCAAAGTCTTTTAGTTCAGCTTTACGCCTAGTACTGGCATAGACGCAAAGTGAACTGAACAAGAGGACAGGAACCACAACGATATAAGAACGCTTCATGATTTGTTCTCTAACCTTGTGACACGCTCATCCATCTTTTCAAGCATGACTCTTAGCCACTTCACATCTGTTTTTAATGTCATACCTACACCGATTCCAGAGAAAAGCGAACTAAGCGCAAACACTAAAATAGTCTGATATTCCATCAATCCCACTCTTTGCGAAAGGCTTCCCATAGTCCCACGGCGAACGGCACAACCGTACCAATAAGACCGCCATATTGAACCCCTGTATCTGTCACCGTAGCGGTCAGAAATTCAGGGTGACCAGAGGCTAGGGCAATGCCCGCACCAACTAAAGCAATGCCTTTCTTCGTTGAAGGTTGGTCAAGGTCAATGCAAAGGTTGTCTTTCAAAAACTTCTTCATAGTAGTTTGTTTCCTTTTAAAAACTTGATGGTGTAGGCGGCGAGAACGCCACCTACTACGGTTAATGCTATGCTTTTGAAATCTGCTTTCGTCATGCCATGGCAACCCCTTCACGCGCCATGCTCAAGCCGTAATAATTGCCGACTTCTTTACGACTCATTGCATGTAAGAGCTTGGCTAATTGCTCATTGTTGTTTACATCAACCACTTGATTAGGACTGATCCCCGTCCACTCGCTGACGTGTTTGATGTACAGCTCGGTGTCGTTCTCAATCGATGGAGCGAAGCGGTTGATCATCTCGCTTAAGGTTCGAAAACCTTGTCGTGAGTAGCTGCGAAGAATCCGCGCACCCGCCCGAAAACCATAGGTAGGGTGATTGAACTCTTCGAAGCTTTTATCGAGGTTTAGAAGATGCTCACCATCCCACTGAGTGCGATCGCCTTTAGATTCGCGGATGTTTAGCGGGTTATTATTGCGCACACCGCGTGGCAGCGTTTTTCTGTATGTCAT